ACACCGCACATCCGATACTTGCCCGGCTACATACAACCGCTGCCGTCTTAATGGCTGACGCTCTTACCATAGGCCTAGAGTACCGAGGGAAAAGGTACAATGATGCTTCGGTAGGTCTGGCGGCCTTATCCAAGGAGCTAGGCACTAGTCTTACACGGGCTGCACCCGCCCTACGCAAAGAAATAAAGAACTACCTTGATACTGTGGCTCTGGCGCTTAACCAGCGCCATGGCTCACCTTGGCCCGGGGGCACAGGGGGGCAAACCATGTCAGTGCGTAGCGGGGCCTTAAACCGGTCTATACGGGATAGTGTCCGGGTGTCCGGCTCCACTGTAAACACATTGAGGGGCCAGATAGGCTCAATCTTTTATGGGCGTATCCATGAGTATGGAGGCGTCATAAAGCCCAAGAAGGCTAAGTATCTAACCATACCCCTGCCTGCGGCCCTCACGTCTAATGGCACCCCCAAGAAACCTACCGCCCGCGACTGGGATAGAACCTTTGTTATAACGTCCAAGAAGGGCAATCTTTTGATTGTGCGTAAGCAGGGCAGGGGTATAGTCCCCTTATATGTTCTGAAAAAGAGCGTGCGCATACCGGCCCGCTTGGGTATGGGGGATACCCTTGAGAAGGGGGCACCCCAGTTCGTTGATAAAGCCATGAGCGCCATGGCCAAGACCATACTTAGCAGCGCAGGGGCCAGTTAATGACCATCACTGTTAGAGAAACCTGCCTCCAAGCGCTGGAAGAACACCTGAAGGGGGTGATAGCCGGGCAACCCGTGGCCGATCCCTATACCATAGAGTGGTCCCTAGTTACCCGTAAGATTATTGGCTCCATAGCTAGAGGCAAGCGTAACGCTTTAGGCATCTATGATGGGGAGGAACGCAAAACAGAGCGGTCCTACCCGGTAGTGGATTGCGTGCTTCGGGTTACCCTTGAGTTCCACCTGTACGTGGAAGAAGGTGACCAGTCTACGGTTGACCTTAATAAATACCTAGGGGAACTGGGACGCAGGTGGCGAGAGAATAGAACTTTGGATGGCAATGCCTACGACGTTAACGAAGTCGGTAGCGACCTTGATATAGATTCTCAGTATGATAGGCAGGTGTCGGGCGCTATGTATCTTGAAATTAGCTACCGACACCACACCGATGACCCGAGAACGCCAATAACTAGGGGTGCTTAATGTCAAAGAAAAAATCTTCCATTAGCATAGTTGTGACAGAAGGTGCCCCAGATGTTGAGGTTAGTCACAACCCTGAGCCCGAGGCCATCAAACCGGCGGCCCCGGAAGTAGTGAATACCCCCGTGCCTAAAGGCGTGGGGGGCCGGTTTATTGATGTTGGAGGGGGCGTGCTTAAGCGTGTCCCCGCCTCTAACGCCTAAAGGAGGCTCCTACTATGACTGCTATTAAAGTAAACGATAAGTATTTCTCGGGCTCTAGCAAGCTGTTCACGACTTCTGGCGGACTCGCTGCCGTTGTGCGCGGCCTAGCGCAGGACAACGCAGCCATCAAGCTTCAGACGGCTGGTATCACGGATTTCACTGACAACTCCACGGGCGTGGCGGCGGCTGCCCTTGTCGCCATGGCAACCCCCTCAGCAGCGTATGACGGCTCCTCTAGCGGAGCGTCCCCCACGGCAGGCTTCAACACAGCGGCAGACGGGCTTGAAGATGCCTTTGCAGTTATGGCCGACCACCTCAACCGGGCCCGGGGCCGTATTGGCCTGCCGCTGCTTTCGTGGACAACCGGTGCAATTGCTACCGGGGGCACTATTCCCTCCATTACCAAGGCACTGACCACTACTAGCGGTGCCACGGCCATTGACTACACCACGGGCCTAGCCCGCATGGTGGCAGTCCGGGGTAATGTGCGTATCCTTGCCAAGGCTCTCAATGAGCTTCTTACGGCAGTTGGTTCCGCCAAAATCACGGACGGCTCCACCGGGGAGTTTGACGGGATGGCCATGGGGGCTGTTGCTGATGCCACGGGCGGCACTGGTGCGCCAGCAGGCACAACGTCAATCTCTGACACCGTTATGGATGCGTTCCTTGATGCAGTGGCGAACAACATTGCGTCCATGGCCTACGCCTACAACAACATCTTTGTGCAGACGGGCTTTACCGATCTCACGGATAACTCCGGTGGGGCTGTTTCAAGTTCGGTCCCTGCCATGACGCTGGTATCTACTCCCTATCAGGATGTGGCCACAGCCTCCGCGCCTTTTGCGGCGTTTAATACGGAACTGCCCAAGCTGGAAAACAACTTTGCAGACTTGGCGGCCCGCGTTAATGAACTGGCGGCGGCCAATGGTCTGGCTGTCCTTACGGATAGCACTGGTGGGACGGCTAACACCACCATCGAAGTTATTGACCAAGCCCTGACGGCGGTAGATGGCACGGCTTCCAACGCTATGGCTGCCACCACCTATGACGTGACTATGCCTGAGATTGCTAACAACGTGGCCAGCCTTCTGGCTAAGGTTAACGCCTTGGCGGCTATCTACGGCGAGCAGGCTATCGCGGATAGTTCAGGCGGTGCGGCTGGGTCTACCCTCGTGGCCCTTACGGATACCACGGGTGTTGATAATGGCGCGGCTGCCACGGGTGTGGCGGATGCGGTGGTTGATGCTCAGATGGTCATCGTCACTGATGCCATTGCCAGCATGGCTGCTGCCCTTAACGCACTTACAGGGACCGACGCGCAGGTGGAACTTCCGCTTAAAGTGGTTGCCGTTTAATCGGGGCTAGACCTCTTAACCTGAAGGATTATACCCCATGACAGTAGCTGTACCTCTGCTAACCCGCCGCGCCTTGGCACTCTTTAAAATCGAGAGTACCTACGGCACGGACCCGACGCCAGTAGCGGCTGATGATGCTATACTGGTGATGGACCCGCAATTTACGGCGGATATTAACGTACTTGAACGTGACTTTGTGCGGGATGACTTGTCACCCTTGGGCATTTTCACGGGCCGCAAGCTGGCAAGCATAAGTTTTGGTGTTGAGTTTCGGTCTAACGGGGTAGCCAACAGTGGTTTGGTTGCGGACGCGGCCAAGCTAGGCACCCTTATGCGGGCCTGCGGGTACTCCGAAACAGCTCGGCCAACCGGGATTGGGACGGTGGATGCCGTAATTGATGAAGAAGGCAATACCAACAACCCCACTTGGGTGGTTGCTACTGGTACAACCCAGACTCAGCCTATCTTCTACACCATCGAAGTTACTACCGGTGGCGTCTCTGGTGTGGCGGAAGTGTCCATTACCCCTGACGCGCAGGCGGTGGCTGACACCTTGGACACAGCACAGTCCGGGGTGATAGTTACCACAGCCACTCCCCTTGACCTAAAGAATGGGGGTAGTGATGCATCAATTACTCCCACTTTCGCGGGTAGCTTGGTGCTTGGCGAAAAATGGTATGTCTCTGTTTACCCGGAAGGCCTTACCTACAACCCGGTAAGCTCGGCTTTTGAATCCGGCACATTGTACCTGTACCTTGACGGATTGCTTCATAAGCTTACCGGAGCCTACGGCACCTTCACCGTGACGGCTGAAGCGGGGGCTTACGCCACTGCCCAGTTTACCTTCACGGGCATCTATAACGCCCCCACTGACGTAGCCTTTCCGACGGGTGCTGTGTTTGAGCAGCAACTTCCAGCCCAAGTCGAGTTGGCAAAGCTGCGCATGGATGACACTTACATCATTGTGGCGGCCTACAACTACGATCAGGCAAACACCATTGTACCCCGTCCTGATGTGAGTTCTTCTGAAGGTTATGTCGGCTTGCGTATCACGGGCCGTAATCCTTCGGGCGGTATCGACCCTGAAGCAGAGCTAGTTGCTGATTTTGACTTCTGGGGCAAGCTATCTGCTGCCACCCAGATGCGGTTCAACATGCGAGTGGGCACTGCGGCGGGTAACATTATCTGGGTGCAGGCACCTAAGGTACAGTATGATGGCCTTACCTACGGGGACCGGGAAGGTATCCGCACTTATGATGCGGGCCTACGGTTCGGGCGCTGGAAGGGTAACGATGAAATGCTATTCCACTTCTACTAGGCCCGGGCTAGAGTGTGGAGGTTAAAGTATATGTAGTGGTTGAAGAAGGTGAGGATGGTTTGCAATTAATTGCAGCTAAACTCACTTTCTCTGCCGCTAGGGCAATAGCCAAGCTAGGTGGCAGACGCAGAGTAGAACTAATGAGGGCGGATAAATCCCCCGCCCTTACCCATAACATCGCTAAGCAGCACAATGGAGGGCAGCATGGCAGTATACGGACTAGACCTAATCCGCACGTTTAGGCATGTGGATGAGAATGACCCCGCTAAGGGGACCCCAGACGAAACAGTTTTCTTCCTCAAAGCCTTAGATAGCAATATCATGGGCCACATTACTGACCGTCTGACCAGCTATCAGTTTTCCAATGACAACGGTATCCCGTCCACCAAGATGCAACTAAACGCGGCTGCAATCATGGCGGCTAGGTTTTCTGTTGACCGCTGGGAAAACTTCAAGGTATCCGAGGACGGGGACGCCCTACCCTGCGACAAGGCTATAGAGCATGTGGCCGGAAGCACCTATTCAGCCCTAACCCCGGAGTGTGTGGGCTCTATCCCGCTGGAGATTGTGCTGGGCATTTACCGTGTGGTTAGAGACCATAATGAACTAAGCAAGGAAGAAGCAAAAAACTAACACAGGGGGTAACTGCTCTGGTCCTTCTCCCCGAGCGCAGTTGCTCTACCTGCACTGACGAGAATAAAAAGCAGTGGGGCTGCACTAAGAAACCCCTGCTGCCGATGTATTACAAGGGGGAGGAGCTTGAACACTGCATGCGCAGGCCGTTCCTAGATGAGCGGGATTTTATGGGGGAGTGCCTTACGCTATACGGTTATTATAAGAAGGGTATGCTACCGTACTCCGGCGGGGTTAATGGACAACCCGCCAAGCTTATAGATGCCTTTCATGTGATAGACTCAGCCTTATCGGATGCGCAGGAAGAGCGGGACAATAACGAGAAGAGAAAGGCCGTTGGTAGGGAGCGGTCTAAGCAGGCAGCAAGTAACCGGGGAGGCGGTAGACCCACCCCCGGTAGGAACTAGATGAGGTAGCCCGTGGCCGACTCAAGAGACATACTATTCGTAGTCAAGGCCCGAGATGCGGCCAGCAAGAGCTTCAAGGCAGCAGGTGCTGGTGCCAAGAAGATGGGCAACGACGTACAGAAGGCTGGCAATCAGGCTAAGGTTTTCTCTAAGGATATAGATCGGGTTAAGACAGGGCTAGGGGGCCTTAAAAGCGCGCTGGGGGCCTTTGTAGGTGTTGCAGCCTTTAAGACCATGACCGATAGCGCCCGGGCCTTTGAGGCGTCACTACAGCAGACCGTAGCCTTGACTAA